GATGTGACATAAGCCGATTCTACATCTAAGTCTCTTGCAACAGAGGCAAACTGTTCAACAACATCTTCAACCTGTCTAGCTAAAAGTTCACTTTCTTGTAGCGAATCTTCCTCATGAGTATAAACATATCCTCTAATTGATTGTCTCAAAGTTTTCAGCTGTTGTCCATCTCCATATAGTTCATAATCTTCGGTTGGGGTGGCTCCAAGAGTGACCGTAGGGAAGTCGTTGATATCGTCTAAGAATCGATATCTACGGTCTACTTTTGCAATTCCAGAGATAGTTTCAAGCTGAGTAACAAGTCTGTTTACGATTTCGGTGCGTCTGGCCATGCGAGATCAATCATTTCATCAATAGATTTGCCTTCGGCCTTAGTCATTAGCGTTAACATACCGTCTTGTTGAAGTGAAAACCAACGAAGAATGTAGAAGTAATAGTCTCTCTCAGGGACTGAGATAAAGTTGTCTTCAAACCATTCAGTAAACGCCTGAACAGTTGGTAATTCTTCTCCTAACCACTCGTTGTATTCTAATTCTTTTGGTTTATGATTTGGATGAAGAGGGCATTCAAAAGATAAACATTGATTACCGTGTTGATCTACTGGAATATTCATATCATCATAACCAACTGGTGGCATGCCGTTCCAATAAAAGTTTCCCGAATCGTCTTCATCTACGCTAGTATTAAATACTAATGGGCCATATTTGTATTTTTCCATAAGTTTCCTCATAAAATTTTTTTGAGTTCGAGTCAAACTCGAAATGAAAGTTAAGTCCAGTATAAGCTCCCCTTAGGGGGATGTCAAGAACTAAGGTGTTTTTCAGAAGTTCCCTGGTCGAGGCTCTGAGGATGTAACCGCTGCGAGCGGTTCGCAACTAGTCCTCATAACCGCCCTACCCGGCCGCCGATGCTAACCCATTGATTTATAAGGAAAATAAAAATGATAACCCCTTGAAAACACTGAATATTATTTTGCATTTTTTTCTTTTTTGGGCTTGATTTAATAGGCAAGATGCCTTATATATTATATATCAACTGATGGAGATAGACATGGCAAACATTACCAGCATCAAGGTTCGTCGCGCGGTTATGGCTACATACAACGATTGTTGCGCCGCGTGCGGTTGCACAGACTCCGAGGCGCTCCAGATTGATCACGTTATCCCACAATCGCGTGGCGGTTCCGACGATTTCGATAATTTGCAGGTTCTCTGCTATGTTTGCAATTCACTGATCAAAGGCAAGGTTCAGACGCCTAAGCTGAAACCAGCCAAGCCATCAGGTTCTGTCAACAAATGGAAGCGCGCACGCCGCGACTTCCGCGCCTACATCTCAGGCCTTCGGGCCAGCCAATAGGGGGATTGAAAAATGAACACCACTGGTCTCGTAATGCTGAAACTGTTTTTCCTGATGAATTGTGTCGCTGGTTTTCTGCTGATGCTTGTTGGTCTTGGCATGGTTGAACATCCTGACCTTGCTGTCAGTCTGGTCGGCATGATGCTGTCACTGATGGGAATAATGTCGTTTATCTGGTTTGCAATCTTGTTTGCTCGTAGGGAGATATAAGATGACTAAGCGTAAAGACGATTTCGATCTGCTGGAATTAGAAGCAGAGTTTGACAAGCTGCCGCCAGAGATGGTTGCAGAGATGGAAGCAGAGTTTGACGCCATCTTTGAGGATGGCGAGGCTCCCACCACATTCGAGGAGATATTCGGGGACTTCTAACCCCGAATTCTCTTTGTTTTCAATAGGTTAACGAGGCGCCCGGGGGCCGCCGATTTTTCCTTTGTTTTCAATAGGTTACGGGGGATAAAACTATTCCTGATAGACGGTGAAAATAGCAAAAATTTTCTACTGTCTGCCCTTGAATTTTGAGGCCAGAAGGCTTATATATTAGTTACAACAACGATAGAGGTTTCTAATGATCCGCAACATTTCCATCTTTGACCTTGACGGCACTGTCATCGACTCATCACATCGTCAGGCGACCAAGCCAGACGGGACGCTGAATCTTGACCATTGGTTCGAGAACGCCACGCCTGAAAAGATTGCAGAAGATCGCATCTTGCCACTGGCAGACCAGATCCGCAAGCGTGTTCATGCTGGCGATTATGTCGTCATCTGTACGGCTCGCACAATGTCACTGGCTGATTTTGAATTTCTGTTCGAGAACGGTCTTTGCGTTGACAAGATTCTGTCACGCCCTGCTGGTAACATGGAAGCGGATGGGAAGCTGAAAGCAAAGCAGCTTGCTTCGCTGTTCAATCTGCGTCAATTCAAACTGGCAAACAAGGTCATGTTTGACGATGCTCCATCCGTCAGGTCATCGCTTCGCAAGCTGGGAATCGCTGTCATCTGTCCCACAAAAATTCAAGAAAGGGTCGCCTAATGTTCGGTCTTGTTGGTTCCGCGCTGGTCATCGCACAGATGGCCGCGCTCTCTCTTGGCTTGCCACTGCATCTAGCTTTTTTGTGTGGGCTTGGTGCGGCGGCTTGCTGGATATTCCACGCCCTAGAGCGAAACGATAAGGCGTTGCTGTTCGTCAACGTTGTTGTCGGCGGCTTTGCGTTTGCGGGATTGCTCCCGTAAGCGCACGGCGCCAGCAGTTATTCGACGATTTTGTGTTAAAAGTCAATGACATAACGCTAGGCCGGCCCGCCGCTCGTAAGTCATTGATTTTATTGGAAAATAAAAATGACAAGCCATTGATTATAAACGAAACTTTTTTTCACTTACCCCTTGAAATTTGAGGCAGCAATCCCCATATTAGATAGATGCAACAGCGAGGAGCAATCATGTCTATTCAACGCAACGCCTATGTCGTTATGGATACCGAAACATCATTCCGCAACGGTTTGGTCTTCGACTTCGGTTGGACAACCATCACCCGTCGCGGTGAGGTTCTCGGCACAGGCGACCTTAATTTCCTTGATGTCATCTGCAAGGAAAAACCATACTACGTCAACAAGATTGCTGGCTATGCCAAGCGTCAGCGTCACGGTATCCATCGCGTGACAACCTTCGCGGCTGGTCGCCGTCTGTTCAACGCTCATCTCTCATGGCTCAAGCGTCAAGGCTATAGGATCATCCTTTGCGCCTACAACGCGGGTTTTGATTGTCGCGTTCTCGGTGAGACTAGCCAGCGCATGACAGGCAAGCGATTTCTGATGCACTCGGTCGATCTGCTGGACATTTGGGGCAACTGGGCTAACAGCGCACCCAAAGCCTACGATGCGCCGTTGACTGCTTCAGGTCGCTTCCTGTCTACCACCGCGCAAAATGTCTACCGTTTTGAGATGCAGATGCCTGATTTCATCGAGGCTCACACAGCGGCAGACGACACGCGGATTGAGGCGCAGATTTTGATGCGCGTTCTTCGTCGCAAGAAAAAGCTGCACGTTGTCAAATCACCGCGCGATTTTCAATCCCACATCTGGGAACTTTTCGAGGTTACAAAGGAGACTGCACATGTCTGAAAATTCCATCATGCTCCCCGTTTTTGGTTGTGAAGAATGCGAGGCGATTGTGGAGGCCGTGGGCCTTCACTCCGCCACCGCTTGCATCGAATGCGAGGAATACGGGGAGGGCGAGGTCGTCAGCCCTGAGGAGATTGGCCGCTGGTCAACTCCGCCCGAGCATTACGATGACGGCCAACCTGATTGGGCGCAGGAATGGCATGACTTTGACCCTGAATGCTAGGGTCAATTTCACCGTCATTTCAAACACTTAGCAGGCGGCCGGCCCCGCGACGTAACCCATTGATTTTATTGGATATTTTTTTGCGAAAAAAATTCTAACCCATTGTTTTTGCAGGAAAAGAAAATGAAAAAAAGTTGATGCTACCCCTTGAAATTTGACCCCCCAATACCTATATATTATACATAACAGAAACGATCAGACACAGGAGAATTGATCATGGCTAAGGCAGTCAACTATACCCCAGAACTCACCGCTTCCATCGTCGAGCAATACCAGTCAGGCGTGGATGTCGCAGACATTGCGGCGTCAATCGACAAGTCGGTGCGGTCTGTCCGCTCGAAGCTCGTCCGCGAGGGCGTTTATGTCGCGTCCCCGAAAGCTGCTTCTAAGAAGCAGATGGGGCCAACCAAAAAGGAACTGCTTATCGAACTGGAGCAGGTCGCTCCATTCTCGGTTGACGGTTTCATGGGAGCAACCAAGGAGGCAATCAATGACCTCATCAAACACCTTCAAGACGCGTAACCCTGTAGCGCGCAACCTGCGGGCAAATCGCCCGCAGGTCATCCCCTCAAAAAAGACTTACAAGCGGAGGCCGAAGCATGGAAAAATCAAAGCTTCAACTTATCGGTGAATTGAATGGGCTTTGCGCTCGTCCAATCCCCATGACTCTACGTCTGCGGATGCTCTTCTGGCGTCGTCTGCGTCTGGACCGCGTGCTATCGCTGGCACACTATCACGTTAAGATTTACGGACGAAAAATCCAG